TGCCGTTCTGGGCCTTGTCCTTCTCGATGGCGATGTCGAGCGTGTCGATGCTCACCGTCTGGAAGAGACCCATCTGGCCAATGGCCGAGGGGACATAGGAGATCTCGCGGAGAGCATCCGTGAGGCGCATGACGCTGAAGGCGTCCTGGGTGAAGATGTTGAGAATGGACATGGATGGATTCCTCCGGGATCAGCGTACGATGACGCCGAGAGTGGCTAGGGCCGTGTTCGCGGCAGTCTTTTCAGCAGGCTGGTCACGGTCGGCATGGTAGGTGAGGCACTTGCCGTTCACCTCGGCGTCGCGGACGATGGCCGAGACGGATACGTCAGATGCCGAGGCGTCCGCGCCGTAAATGGCGATGGCGGCAGGCACCTGGCTGCCGTCACTGGCTCCAACCGCACTGGCGACATATTTGCCGCTGGCCGTGATCTTGCCGAGTACCGTGCCTGCGGCGATGATGCCGGCGCCCGACGCGATGGTGATGGCCTCGCGCGAGCGCTGGCCGTTGGCCTCCGAGAGGATGAACTCTCCCGGGTGGCGGGTTTCCATGAGAACGGTCATGTCGGTTGCTCCTCTCAGGCCCGGGCAAAGCGGCGGTTGGCGTTGGCGATGGCCCGCTTCCAGCCTTCTTCAGCACGTGCAGTGGGGTTGGGACGTTCAGGGTCACGGGTGGCGCCGAACTCAGGCCCTGCGCTGGCGCGCTGGGCGAGCGCCTCGATGCGGGTTTCCTTGGGCGAGGCAGCGAGAACCTTCTCAGCTTCCGCGACGCTCAGGGCTGTCTCCGTGGCGAGCATCAGGGCCTGTGCCTTGCGGCCTTCGGAGGCTTCGGCGTTCACGATAGCCCGGATCCGGGCCCGTTCCTCGAGCCGGGCGGCGGCGGCAGCCTCCTGCAGCTGCGCGGCGGGCTGCGGTGCTGGAGCCTGGAGCCTCGGCGGCTCAGGCGGCGGGGCGGCAACCACCTCTGCAGCGGAGCCTGTGTCTTCTGTGCTCATGGATATCCCTCCTTTGCGAGCGGTGCGCCCGGATGGGCGGGTAGTCTGTGAGAGTGAAACCAGTACCTCGTCGAAACTGGCGATGCGGTCGGCGAGGCCGAGCGTGATGGCCTCTGGGCCGATGAAGGTGCGGGCCTCGGTGGCGCGTGCCATGCCGGCGGTGAGTTTCTGTCCGCGGCCTGCCGCGACCGTGTCAAGGAACTGGCGGTAATGCGCATCGACACTGGCCTGCAGGTCGGCCCGCACAGCGTCAGAGAGCGGCTCGAATGGGTTGCCGTCAACCTTGTGGCTCCCGGCGAAGATCAACGTTGGTTTCACCCCTTGAGCGGCGAGTTCTCTCGAGCGGTCGGCATGCAGCATGACGACGCCGATCGAGCCGAGGATCGAGGTGGGCGAGATCACGATCTCGTTCGCCGCGCTGGCAAGTCCATAGGCAGCGGAGGCGGCCATGTCGTTGACGAAGGCGGTCACGGGCTTGCTCTGGCGCAGTGAGCGGACCAGGTCGGCCAGAGCTGCCATGCCGGCGGCTTCACCGCCGGGCGAGGAGATGTCGAGCAGGACCGACCGTACCTCCGGGTCTTGCCCTGCCTCCCGCAGCTGCGCTGCGATCCCCTCGTAGCTGGTGAGCCCGGACCGGCTGTCGAGCCAGGCGCCGCGGTTCACCAGCGTATCAAGCACCGGGATAATGGCGACACCGTCAGCGGTGCGAGACATGGATGCCGAGCCGTCAGAACGGCGCGACGAGCCGCTGAAGCGGTTCGCCTCGGTTGGCTCAGCTCCTTCTTCCAGTCTGAATGGATCGGCATCAAGACCGATCCTCCCGCTCAGGGCGCCGAGAATGATCTGGGCTTTCGCCGGGTGAATGAGCAGTGGCGTGTTGAGCAGACGGTCGCTGAGGCGCAGAAGCTGTCCAGGCATCAGTAGCCCCCTGCACAAAGTCCGAAGCGGCGGCGCTGGCCCCCGGTCCGGCTACAAAATGTCTCGAGGCGCGAGAGCTCAGCGCGCAGCATGCCGAGATCGGTCCGGCCGTATTGCACCTTGCGACGCACGCCGTTCCCGGCATCGAACTCGATCACTTCCGGGCGCCTGCCCTCGAGCAGCGCATAATAGGCTTCGCGGATCCGCGGCAGGACTGCGCACGGATCGGCATAATCTGTCACAATGGTCATGGCTATGTGCTGTCCTCGAAAGGCTCCGGAGCGTCAGTGTCCTGGTCAACTGCGTCGCCGGAAGGATTGGTGATGCCCTGGAACTGATGATCGGTCAGGCCGTAGGTTGCGCGGAGCGCCTTCTCTCGTGCGCGCTGGGCGTAGACATCCTCGATATCGTGGCCGAGGTCCTCGGCGATGGCAGCGTCCGTCATGACGCCGAGGCGGCACCAGATCTCGTGGGCCTTGGCCATCTTGAGGTCATCCGCCTGCGGCTTCGGCACGCCCCGCCAGATGACGCGGGACGCCGCCGAGCGGTTGGCGAGGAAACCTTCAAGCCCGCCGGGGAACGGAATGCCGCCGCGCGCTATCTCCTCTTCCAGCCACGCCTCGTAGATCGCCGAGCAGAAAGGCGCCAGGATATGCGCCCGGCGATAGAGCGTGATCTGGAAGATCTCTCCCGACGCCATGCGGACGCTGGAATAGGTGGCGTTGGTGTAGTCCGCCGTTGCGCTCTCATAGGTGAGGCCCATGCAGCGGGCAAGTTCACGCAGCAGATGTGCTGCAAAGTCCCGGTAATCCGAATGCGGGTGCTGGGCGCGGTGAAGCTCGAGCTTCTGGCCCGGAAACAGATGGGCAATCCTGCCGTTGATGCCGAGATTGATGGTGGCGTTGTCGTACCAGCCAGACTGGGCCTGGATGTAGGCGTCCCAGGGCGAGATACCGCTCGCCGAAAGCCTTGCCTGTTCCTGAGGCGTCAGCAGGCCTGAGAGAACTTCCTCCGTCGGTTCGTCCGAGGTGATGGACGCCGCGAACACGGTCTGCAGGATCGCCGCCGTAAGCGTGGCATCCGACAACTGGTCGAACTGGCGCGCCACCTGCAACGCCGGTGTTAGCGGAGAAATCCCCCGCACCTGACCCGGCATCCCGTCGAAGACATGGATGACGCGGGCGCGGCCCATCGCATCTCGCGCGGCGACCTCGTATTCCTGCGCGTATCCGTTCAGCAGATCCTTGCGCGTGGCGAGATAGGAGACGGGAAGCCCGTCTTTATCCATGCGCACGCCCTGCACCATGCCGCGCAGATTATCGTTGCGTCGGAGGATCCGATGCGATGGCACCAGCCGGACCTTGGTGCCGTAGCGCCCGCCGGGGCGTTCCCGCCACGGGATCTCGGCCCACATCTCGCCGGTGGCGAACCACGACCGGAAGGCTGCGGCCTGCAGGAGGCCGAAGGACCGCCTGCCCTCGATGTCGCACTCGTAGGGCTTGTCTGCCCAAAGGCTCCAGCGCTGCTCGACCGTCTGGGCCCATGCCTCAGCATCGGCATTGCTCATGCCGAAGAGGTCATTCTCCGGCATGGCCTTGAGGCGGAGCCCCGTCCCCACGGTGTTCGCGACCGCCTGGTCGATGGCGCCCGCCATCCAGCCCGAGTTCTGGATCAGGTCGATGGTGCGCGCTGCCGCCAGATCCCAGGAGGCCCCGACATCGTCGGCAGCCTCCCGCAAGGCCGGCCGCCAGCCGCCGAACACCACCCCGCGATTGCCGCGCATGAAGTCGCTGCGCGTGGGTGGCGGCCTGACGGAGCTCGGGCGGGAGGGCGATAGCCAATCCCGCACGCGATCCATCATGCCCATCAGGTCACCTGTTCAATTCCGTCGGCCTTATGTAAACGGCGGATATCAGCGGCGCTTTGCCAGTTCCCGGTAGAGGGCCTCGCGCGACACGCCCAGTTCAGCGGCAAGGTCCTGCCATGTTCCCTTCTCCGGCAAGGAACGTTCCCCACCGAGCCAGGCATCGAGGCGCTCCGCCACGGTCCTGAGCGTCCGGAGTTCGGCGCGCAACCGTGATGCCTGCACCGCATGCGCAAGATAGGCCGCCCAGATCCCGGCAAGTCCGGGGATCAACTCAAGGCGTCTGCGGAACTCCGATACCAGCATCACCCGCATGGCCGTTTCCGTGATCGCCCGTGCATCGCAGTGATAAGCAGACGAATAGACCGATGCCTCCGCAAGAACCTGTCCCGGCTGGGCGCGTTGCAGGATCACCGGAGCGCCGGCCCTGGTCTGCCGGACCAGATCGACCCTCCCCATCTCCACGAAGTGCAGGAACCTGACCCGGTCGCCGCTGTGGAAGACCTGCTGGCCCGCCTCATAGCGGCGGACCGCCGCCTCCTCAAATATCTGCCCAACCGTCTGCGACATGATCGCTATCATATGAGCGGCTGGACCCGCGTGTCATCTCTGCGATTTACGCAGCTTCAGGGAACCCCACAGATGAAATACGCCGCAGCCTTCCTGCTCACCCTGGCATTGTTCCTGCCACCGACTGCTGCCCTGGCGCAGCAGCATGATCATCCAGGGCACGCCATGCCCTATGCCGGCCTTGAAACCCGCGCCATCAAGAGCCTCTCCGACACAGACCTGGAGGAATTGCGGCGCGGTGGTGGCTGGGGGCTGGCGCTGGCTGCCGAACTCAACGGCATGCCGGGTCCCGCCCATCTTCTGGAACTCAAGGACGAGATCCCGCTCACGCACGACC